TGACGGGTATGGTGCTGATAGAAGCGTCAGATCACGTGGAATTTAAAGCCACTGATGGTAAAACTTCTTTGGTGATAGTTAGTGAAGCTGAAGTGATTGAAAAGGGTCGAACTCTTATGAGGCTCAGAGATGTCAAGGGTTATTTGTCAAAATTTGTACCGTTAATGGACAACTATGGTACAAAAGATTTTCATTTTGTAATAGAAGAAAATAAGGGATTAATTAAAACCAAAACGCAGTTCCAATCAGGAAAACCTTCCTATAGACGACTTAAGTTTCAGACCTTTCAGGACAACTTCCCATCAGTTAAATCTTTTGATGACCCAGACTTAATTTTAAATAGCGTTATACTAAAGAAAGGTATTAATAGAGTACTCCACTGTGTTAACGCTAAAGAAGTTAGAAGAGCTCTGACCGGAGTCAATGTAACCATTGATGCTGGTAGAATAGTTTTTGCCGGTGCTAATGGTGTTAAATTGGCGGAATTTGGTTTTAATACTGCGGCCGATATCGAGCAAAAATCATATATTTTGAGTTATGGGTTAGCTTCGATATTGAGAGCTGTATTAGAGGATGATGCTCAGGTGTTTCTGAAATTTGAAGGAAGGCATGCATATATTAAGTCAAATAATATTTATATCGTTGGTTCTTTGATTATTAACGAGAGCTATCCTGATTACAAAGCAATGTTCGAATTAGTGAACGTATTGCGTGTACCAAGGATAGATTTTTCCGATACAGTTACTACGGTCATGGACGTATTGGATCCTGAGGACAATAAAAGATTGAGTGTTAAATTAAGCGGTAACGAATTAATTTTGAAAAACGATGTTGTGGAGACCTCTCAGGAATTCGACGATACATTTGAACATGAATTGGATGTTGACGTTAATGGTGAATATCTTGATTCAATTCTTAGAGATTTTACTGGTACTATGGTTGATATTCATTTTACTCATGGAAATAATTATATTGTTTTTAAAGGCGAAGACGAAAATCATACAGCACTATTGTCAATAGTAAAGAGGCGATAATATGAACGTAGATCAAATGGATGCATTTAGTGAAGGCAAATCTGTAGAAGAAATACAAATAGAAAAAGCTATCGAGATACTATATAAAAATGAGTATAGGGTCGCTAAAACTGCGGAAGACGCAAAAGAATTAGCTATTGAAGCTGGTTATAAGGTCTCGGAACCTGTAGTAGTCAATAGTAAGGTTGTAAATTTAACTGATCTACGCAATTATTTTTATATGCGTTTATGGAATCACTATCCTAATCAACAACCTTACCATATAGAGGGTAATATTAAGAATGAGTTGCGAGCTTTTAGATTATTCGTTGAATCCCGAGAAAAAACTGGTTTGAATAGATTCAACGCGATACAAGAGTGTGTAGAAATAATAGACACAATATTTGATCATGTGTCTAAGTTTAAATTCAAAAAGCCTATAGATCTTAGAGTTATAGGTCAGGGTAAGGCTGGATGGATAACTCAAAAAGCTATACTTATTATGAACGACGAGCATCAGAAAAAACGAGAGAAAGAAATAAAAGAAATTATAGATAAATATGACGAAGAGGTGGAAGTAGATTTAAACGAAAAGGCAAATGAGTTAGATACTTTGTTAGCTAGAATGGAGGCGAATAATGGCTAAGAAGACGGCAAAGACAAAAGAAAATCCGTCCGCTTTATCGATAGTAGAAAAGAATATTGAAAAGAAGTACGGAAAAGGTGTAATAAGTGTTCTGGGCGAACATGAGGATTTAGTAATTGACTCAGTATCGACTGGATGTTTATCGCTGGATGCTGCTACGGGTGTCGGCGGGTTTGCTAGAGGTAGAATTTACGAGGTTTTTGGGCCCAACAGTAGTGGTAAGTCGACATTAGCATTGAGTGTAGTTATGCAGGGCTTATTAAGAGATATGACAGTAGTGTATATCGACGCAGAACACGCACTTGATCCAAAATTAGTAAGAAGTATGGGCTCCGTTGTGGGCGCAAAGGTTGATAATATAAAACTTGTACAAGCTTATACAGGCGATGCTAATCTTCAAATAGCTGAAGATCTTATGAAGACTGAAGAAATTGATATTATAGTAGTCGATAGTGTATCCGCTCTTTTACCGCAAGCTATGGCGGATGGAGAAATAGGTGATAATTATATTGGGCAACTAGCTCGGTTAATGAGCAAAGCTTGTAATAAATTGACACCTATAGTAAATAGGACTAATACATTGCTTATTTTTATTAATCAGACAAGAGTGGATATTGGACGATATGGGGATAATAATGTTCCCACTGGAGGAGCTTCCATACCCTTTTATGCAACGGGTAGAATAAAAGTTATTGGCGGTGAGTCAAAAAGTTCAAGGATTATTGATGACGAAGGCTTGGTTATAGGGCATGAAAGTGAATTCACTATTATTAAGAACAAATTAGCCGCTCCATGGCGTAAAGCTAAAATAAACCTTATTTATGGATATGGTTATGATTTTGTTGCGGAAGTAGTAGACATATCTATAGATCTCGGTTTGATAGAGCAGGCGGGTGCTTGGTATGAGTTTGGAGAACAACGGGTCCAGGGTAAAAAGAACTTGGTTGATATATTCAGAGAAAACAATGACATATATAATGAATTTAGGTCTAAATGTATGATAATGTTAGGACTAGCCGATGAGTAATCTGTCTGATAAAACTTACGAGGAATTAAAAAAATGGTTTCCCCATTTTTCTATTTATAAAGAACATTATATAAGATATAAGGGAACTCGTTTGTTCTTTGATTTTTACATAAAAGAGATGGGAGTTTTAGTGGAAGTTCAAGGTAGACAACATGATCAGTTCGTTAAGCATTTCCACACTGATAGAGAAGGATTCGTTGAGTCAAAAAGAAGAGATAACTTAAAAAAATCTTATTGTGAAAAGGCTGGGAAAGTGTTGTTGGAAGTTAGGAGTGAAAAAGAGTTGGACAGAGATAAATTTATAGAAAGAATTTGGAAAGGAATTAAAGCATGAAACTAGAAGAGGCTACTCATTTTAGCTGTGATGGATGTGGTAAGATAAAATTAACTAAGTATGCAAATAAAGCTAAGGTAGCGTATAGCATACATAACTCAGATACTCAGAAAGGATTTTACTATAGGCCTTTCTGGGTAATGTTGTGTACCGAATGTTTTGAGGGTGGTGTAGAGAAAGAGGAAAGCAAAGATGACAGAGATAATAATTCCGAATAAAAAAGATCCACACGATCCTGATACAGAGAAGGATTGTCCAGATTTTGTTGCCATGAAAGATGGAACAATTCACGGTGAAAAAAGATACTGCGATTTGTCTTTTGCATGTAAACAGATAGGTATGTTATCACATTGGGTTGAGTTGGAAGACAAAAATGGTAACATTATTGCAAGAGATTATCTTTGCACCGGGAAGTGTCCTGTGTGGGAGGAACGAAGTGAAGATACAGAAGCAGAATAAAGAACCATTATTAACGCTGACTAAAAAAGATTTTAGGATAGACACATTCAGGTCTGGTGGTAAGGGTGGTCAGAACCAGAATAAGAGAGATACAGGAGTGAGGATAACTCATATTGAAACTGGTATATCTGCTGAAAGTAGGGAAGAAAGAAGTCAAGCTCAAAATAAAAAAATTGCTTTTAAAAGATTGTGTGATAATCCTAAATTTAAAAGTTGGTTGAAAATAGAATCTATGTATGCGAAAGAGATAAAACAAAAAGTAGATGAGTCTATGAATTCAGAAAATTTAAAAATAGAAATATTTGAAGAGGGAGAATGGCATGAAAGTAAAAGTAGGTGATAAAGTTTATGATAGTGCCGAAGAACCTATAATGGTAATTTTGACTGATGGCGATAAGAAAAATATTGCTAACATGAGTCCAGAAGCAACCAAGTATTGTAGTTACCCCGGCGAAGAAAAATGGACTAAAGATGATTATAAAGCAATAAAAGAGTGGATGAGAGATGCATAGCATAAACGATTATCTAAATAAAAGATCCGAAGATCTGATGGTGTATAAGATGCCAAAGAACGAATATTTAATGAACGAAATATTCGCATTTGATCCGAGGAACTTAGAAGCAACACCTTCAGTTAAGATAAGTGAATATACCATAGGACTATCTCAGTTCTTGATTTATTTCTCGTCTCAAATAAATGCAACAAAAGTCAAATTGATACAAAAGAATAGAGTTATAGATATTGCAGTATCCAACTCGGATATAAAAGGTGGTACTAAAGCCGAGAAAAGACAAAAAGTTATTGATTCAAATCCTAATCTACAACAAATAGATATGGATATCCAAGCATTGGAGAGTGAAGTGCGGATGACTGAGGGGTTAGAAAAATATTACGTCGAGCTAATCAATAGTTTTAAGAGGGAGTTAACGCGTCGTGAGCACGAACAGAAATTTGCAAGGGATGAACGGAGATTATAAATGAGCGAATCATCTAAAGCGATATTTAGGCAATCATCTTATGAGCGAGCTTTATTGTTCTATTGCTGCCAATCGGTTGACAACTATTATACGATAGCCTCTAATGTCAGTAGTCAAGATTTTTTGTTATCTGATCATTCTATGTTATGGATGATTTTGACATCCCTAATAAAAAGAGGTGCGCCCAGAATTGATGCTGAACTCGTTATAAGTGAAGCACAAAGTAATGGTATATTACCTCAAGTTGGGGGGTATGAATATATTAGTTCTATAATGAACATGGATATACCAGAAGATAATATTGAGTATTATATAGATAAAGTATTAAATGCAAGTACCAAGCATCAGTTATATGTGGCACTTAGTAAAAATATGGAAAATCTGGAAGAGAATGCAAGTAACGAGGATGTTAGTTCTGCGGACGTATTGGGAGCAGCGGCTAATGATATAATGACGTTATCCATGCAATCAAAAGCAGTGAAAGAAGCTACTAATTTTGCAGAAGGATTTGATGAGTTTATAGAAGATAAAATGCAGAACCCTGTGAAATATAATGGTATTAGTACAGGATTTCCTATATTAGATAAGCGCATAGATGGTTTAGTTAATGGGTCTTTGACGGTATTTTGTGCAAGGCCTGGTGAAGGTAAAAGTACGTTCTTGTTAAATATAGGTAAGCATATAGCATACGTGTTGCAAAAACCCGTGTTATATGTTGATACCGAAATGACTTTTGATCAGGTTAGACCTCGTCTTATATCTATGATGTCGGGAGTGTTAGAACGGCGTATAAAGCGTGGTGGGTATAATGACCAAGAAATATACAATATAAAACGTGCTGGCGAATTAATAAAGAAGGGTAAGTACTTTCATGAGTATATGCCTGGATATACCATGGATAAGTTAGTAGCGATATATAAGAAATATAAATATGTGGAAGATATAGGATTAGCTATTTTTGATTATATAAAGTCGCCACCAGGCGCAGATTTTAATATAAAAAAAGAACACCAATTATTAGGTGATGTTTCTACCACCCTCCATGATTTAGCGGGCGAATTAAATATACCATTTATATGCGCTAGCCAGTTAAATAGAGATATGGATGTAGCGGATAGTGATAGGATATTAAGATACGTGGATAATCTTATGTTTTTTCAACCAAAAGAGAAGGAAGATTTAGACCAGGTAAGACCGTTTGAGAAAGATTATGGATACCACAAGTTAGTTATTAAGAAAGCCCGATTTGGTGGTACTACCTCTAAAGAGGGTATTGGATATGATTTTACGAAGAAAATATTATTAATAACCGAAGCAAGCAAGCAATTGATAGATTATGAAAGTAAGGAATATAAAGAAAAAGAGGAATTAATGTATGACGATGGTTCCACAGAATCCATCAGCACGGCGCCCGATCAGAGAGAAAATTTCTAAGGAAGAATTACGTGCCAAACTAAATAGACTGAAGGAAGCTATTGATGCTGATAAACTTTTAGGCATGTTAGGATTCGATATTTCTAAGAGTACTTCTACTGAGGTGAGAGCACCCTGCAAAGTACATGGTGGGGACAATAAAACATCATTTAGAATGAATAAGCAGACCAAAAACTGGATATGCTTTTCTCATGGATGCCATGAGGAAATAGGATATGATGTTATAAGCTTAGTTATGCATCTTACAAGTAAAAGTTTTGCTGATACCGTCAGGTACTTAGAGAGTATAACCGGCATAGATATTCATAATGAATCAGAA